GACCACGACGACCAAGGCCTATAGCGCACGCGCAATCGTTACGCCACTGACGAAGGGGTTCACCCCGACGGGTGCGCAGGTGAGCCGGGTTAATCCGAACCATAGCGGCACCGCTGGATTCACATTCCGTGAGGAGCTGCCATGGGCGCCGTTTGTGCCTCCGGAGAATGTTGAGTCGTTGACCACATTCGATTCCATGTTCGTTCTCGACAAGCGCGCCATTGGCACCGCGTTCGATTCGCAGTTCGACAGCGGCATCCAGATCACGGACGACTACATCGGACGTCCCGACTTGCTCAACCCGTGGACGCAAGGCCAATGGGCGTTCGCGCTGCGCTGGCAGTGCAACCGCCTGTTCGACATCGACGACTGGAACTGGTGGGTCCGATTCGCAGACGCGGTGCAGGGTGCGAACCTTCCTTTCCTCGTGCCTAGCTTCCGCAACGATCTGCCAATCACGACACCGGCGGGCGGGGGGACTAGCGTTATCACGTTTACGGGTCATGAATTCCGCGACCATTATTATGGCCTTGACACGTTCTCCCGGCTCGTCATAGAGTCCCCTGTAGGGCGTCAATTCGTCAAGGTTACAGGCCTCACCAATGTCGGCGGAAACGACCGAGTAACATTCACCCCCGCGCTTCCGGCAGGAACCTGGAGCGTAGATCAGACGGTGGGTTTCTTGCTCAAGGTGCGTTGCGCGGATGACAAGGTGACTTGCGATCATTACGGGTTGCACACCGACGTCACGATGTCCGTTCGGACTGTCAAGTAATGGAAGCGCACGGTGGCAACTCAGGTCGAACTCTATAGGTTTACCGAGCAAGACTCGGACGGGGTCTGGACCTATACCAGCGCCGACAGCCTACAGACGTTCTCCTCTGAGGAGTATGAACCGATCTCCATCACGCGCAGTGGCACGGAGATCAAGAACGACCTCGCTAAGGCGGACCTCACCATCACGCTGCCACTCGACAACGAGATGGCGCTGCGTTGGATGAAGGACAACGGCGAGCTTCTGGTTGGCATGGTGATCCTCACCAAGAACAAGGCTGGCGTTATCAACGTCACCTGGAAGGGGCGCCTTGCTTCGGTTGTGCCTGGCATGGCCAACATCCAGCTGAAGTTCGAAAGCATCTTCACCAGTATGCGCCGGCCGGGGTTGCGTGCGCGCTATCAGCGGTCTTGCCGGTATGCCCTCTATGGACGCGGGTGCCGCTTGGACCCGGAGACGTTTGCGCTGACGAGCGCGGTCACTGCCAGCAGCGGACGGACGCTCACATGCACCGCCGCGGCGACCAAGCCGAACGGCTTCTATATCGGTGGGATGCTGCGCAGCCCGAACGGGGTGCTGTCCTATGTGGTGGACCACGTCGGCGCGGTGCTCACCTTGCAACGGTTGTCCTTCTCTCTCCAGCAGGAGATTGACGAGGGGTTCCCGTTCAACGTGAAGCTCTATCCGGGGTGTGACCACAGCCGCGACACATGCTGGGACAAGTTCAGCAACGGGCTCAACTACGGCGGGTTCGACTTCATTCAGGTGAAGAACCCTACAGGCGGGAGTTCCATCGTCTAATGTTCTGGTTCATCGCAGCCTTCGTTGTCGGACTCGTTGTCAGCATTGCGCTGGCCCCGAAGCCACAGACGCAGAAGCCCGCTGGGCTTGGGGACATCACTGCGCCGGTAGCAGAGGAGGGTCTTGAGATCGCCGTGCTATTCGGAACGCGGGACTTCAACGGAGCGAATTGCGTATGGTATGGCGATCTCCGGACGGTGGCGATCAAGTCGAAGGGCGGAAAGAAGTGAGCGTCCAAGTCTACATGAAAGACGTCCGCGCTGTCAAGCTCTGCTCGAGCGGCACGCGCGGGTTCTTCAAGCGTCACAATATGGACTGGAACAAGTTCCTGGCCGAAGGTCTTCCCGAGGAGGACTTCCTTGCAACCGGCGATCATAACGCCTTGATGGTTGTGGAGGCAGCTCGTGGGCGGCAAAAGTAAAGCACAGACTATTGGATACAAGTATTACATCGGGATGCATTCCGTTGTATGCCACGGTCCAATCGACTTCGTAACGAAGTTCACTGTCGACGACCGCGTAGCGTGGGCGGGTGCTACCTCAGGCGGCTCCATCGGTGTGAGCGCCGAGTCCCTGTTTGGCGGTGAGTCGCGCGAGGGTGGTGTTAGCGGAACCGTCGATGTTATGATGGGGTGGCCGACGCAACTCCAGAACAGCTACCTCGTCGCGAAGCTAGGCAACCGGATCCCAGCCTATCGCGGTG